CTATATTTTGTTGATAGCGTCAATCAGTTCCTCGATTTCAAAATGTGTATATACGACCTCTGTCACACCCTGCCCTTTATGACCGACAATTTTCTTGATGACCTTGTCTGACACTCCGGCAACCGTCAACATGGAAATGCATGTGTGACGGGTATCGTGAGGGCGGTGTTTCATTCCGAGGGTCTCAATAAGTGGCGACCAGTACGAATCATAATAATTCCGGTATTTGAAATGTTCACCCTCCGGAGTAGAGAGGAGATATTCGCAATCATTGAGGTTGTACCAGTATTCAAAGAACGGATAAACCTTTTCGGAGATTGGAGCAGTACGGATTCCGGCAGCAGTTTTCGAGGCGACAATCTTGAAATATCTTTCCTCGAGGTTCACATTTCCTTTCTTGAGGTCGAGGAGTTCGCCGATTCTGCATCCGGTATATATCAACATGAGGATGACAGTATAATATATATTTGAATCCTTGACATCCCATAATTTCGCAACCTCTGTTTTTGAGAACGGTTCACGGTTGTATGCGTTGGGATTGCCCGCCTTTTTAATGTCGAGGTATTCGACAAGGTTTCGTTCTTTTGGAATAATCTCATGAATCACAGCGTATTTGTACATCAGACCGAATAATATTTTTAATTTCCGGAGTGTAGGATAATTTTTGCCGGATTCATCAACGACCATTTGCAGGTGGTCGAGTTTTACATCAACAAAACGCATCCGTGCAAGTTTATCACATAACGCCCATGCTGCACGGTAGCCTTTGACGTTGGAATCACTGACAGTCGGAAAATGTTCATCAGACCATCGCTCATATACATCCTCGAATGTAACCTTTGCAGCATTCACATCATAAGGATTTGCATTGAACTCCGCAAGTGCGGTCAATGCCTCTTTGCGGGTCGGGTAATATCCGACGACCGTATATAATTGTTTTGATTTACCTGTTTTCGGGTCGTTTTCCCATCCTTTTGTCTTTTTGGCGACATAAGGATTCCGGCGATTTCCCGATAATTTGTAAACCGTTCCGAATCCGTTCGGTAGTTTCATAAAATCACCATCCTAAAAAAGAGTATAAAAAATAAAACCAATGCAAAAAGCACGGTTTTATGATAGAATGGTATTTGCAGGAACTATCTATCAAGTGCCTTTTGCAGGAGCATGAGACGGAAGTTTCACAAAGGCGATTCACGTTGCAGCGTGGGTCGTCTTTTTTATTTGCAGTTAGCGAAACAACCGTAATTTTGAACGGAAATTTTCTCTCTGTACACTTTCCTTGAGAAAGGAGGTGAGCAGGATGAAAATTCTCGTTTGGGAAATGAGAACCTCAAAAGGGTTCACATTGATGGAGTTATCGAAGAAATCCGGAATCGGAAAATCTACGATAAACAACATCGAAAACGGCAAGGTGTCGCCGACATTGTTTCAACTTGAAATGATAGCGATTGCGTTAGGCGTGAACATCACCGACCTGTTTGAATCCGAATACAAATAATTGTATCACATTGCAGCGGGATTCCGGCAGCAGGAGGAACGATTTCCACGATTATGGAAATCAACCTCGATATTTCCACAATCATGGAAATATATGATACAATGCAATTCGGAAAGGGGGTGGTGTCTCCCTTGAATTACAAAGAGGCTATTGTCGAAATAGTCGGAAAGATACACAGCGAACGCATCCTCAAGAGGATATATAAATTCGTGTTGTATCTATACACACATGAGACTGGCAGTTGAAAGACTGTCAGTCTTTTTTAATAACTGAAATATATTCATCCAGTTCATCAACGGAAATTTTGCCTTTCCCAACCAAATAACCAAGCAAGGAAGAACAGACCATGCGGATGTCTGATTCATCAGACTGGGATAACAGTTTGAAAAGGACATTATACAAATCATTATTCATCAATCTCACCTTTTGAGAAACGAATCGCCTTTTTCATTAAGCGGTCAAGAGCTGCGATGTCCTCGTCACTCAACTCAAGCATAAATTTGAAAAGGTTTTTTCGTGCCTCATCCTCACCCGCCATGATGCGGTCAATGCGTTCGATGAAATCATCGTCCGTGTCAACGAACATTTCGCCCTCACCAGTAGTCAACCATATATAATCAACTCCAAACTCACGGCAGATTGCTTTTGTCATTTGGTCTGTGAGAGAATTGCGACCATTTTCTATTGCACTAATAGCATTTTTTTTAACGCCCAAACGTTCACCAAATTTTTCAAGAGTGAGACCGAGAGTTTTTCTCAATTCTCTGACACGTTCGTTTTCTGTCATGTTTATCACCTCCATGTTCGTAGCATAGCACAGCAAAAAAAGAAAATCAATAGAAAAAGTACACTCAAGATACAAAAAACTGTTGACAAAGTATTTTGAAAATACTATGATGTATTTACAAGATACAAACAGGAGGCGAAAAAGTGGCAGAAATAAGAAATGAATACGGTGGATGCAGTATTGAAAGATGCATCAATTTTGAACGGCGTGAGGGGTACATGGAGAACATGAGAGTTGAAGTGAAAACAGATGCGATGCTATCTCCGGAAAAAACAAAAGAAATCACCTCGATTGTTGAAAAGGCAATCGGAGAGATTAGAAAAACAGTGGAGAAGTGGTGACGCACTCCTCCACAAAGAATTATTTCGTCTTTGCAGCAAGCCAAGCAGCACGGACAATCAGTTCTCCGGTCGGAGTATTGAGAATTTTCCGAAATTCCTCAATCTCCGATTCGGAATGACCTGCATCCTGCAAAGAGCGAATGAGTTGAGTTTTGAAAAGTTCATAATTCATGGTTTTCACCTCCTGTCATTTTGAAATGGTAGCACATTCATTATACTGCGAGGACGAAAAGCAGACAACTCAAAGCCGAAACGGGGCAGCAGTCGCCCCGTCAGTGTCCGGATGGCAACCGACACTCTGACGATGGCAAGCCGAAAGACATCGTGCAGCGATACCGTGGGAAACATGGCAGCGGTCGCACCTGCTACAAAGTGCGTGGATGGTCAACAGGTTTTCGATGATTTTTAATGTGAAAAGCATCAACACGGTGTACATTGCCGGAAAAGAGGTGGACGGGATGAAAAGACCGAGAGAACCACCAACAGGAGGAAACAAGATGAATATAGGACGAATATTGCCGACAGAGGCAGCAGCAATCCTCAATGTGTCACCGCAATTCGTGAGGGTAGCAATGCAACAGGGAAAACTCCCGATTGGAACAGCGGTGCAGATGTCCTCAATTTGGACGTATCACATTTCGGAAAAACTGCTTGCAGATTATTCCGGAAAGAACATAGAAAAAGAGATTGAGCGAATCAGAGGAGGTGTTGAGAATGACGAGAAAGGCAATATTTATCAATGCAAAGGCAACAGATGCGAAATACATCGGAGTGAGCATCCAAACAGAGGGCAGCAGTCAACCGGAAATCATCATCAATCCGAATCCGAATTTTGATGCGAAATTTGACTACTACATGGAGGCATACGACGACGATTTGATTCTGATTGCAGCAAAGGGCAAAAAGGACATCAGAATCACGGCAGCAGGGCAAGGAAACCGTTTCGAGGATATTGAATGTCAGTTATTAGGAGAGCGGGGCAAGGGTTGGAAAGAACTCATTGCAGGAGCGATTGACAATGCGTATGAGAAAATGATTGCAACCACACCTCCAACGACAGAGGAGGAACAGACCCATTGTGAAATGATAAAAGAGGCAGTCAAGGGAATGTTCATCAATGAGAGCAGGACGGCAGCAGAGGCAGAGTTCATCAAGACACACATTGTCGACTATGAGAAAATATTCGATGTGTGCATGAATGGTGATGACCTTGAGTTCAAAAAAGGACTTGTCAGATTGCAGAAAATGCAAAATGAATATGTTATGCAGCGGGAAAATGACTGATAGAGAAAAAGAGGCGTTCATCGGCGGGATAGAATTTGCGAGAGACTGGAATCTCGACATCCCGCCGGATGATTTGCGTTTATACGAGAGATTGATTCAAGAAAGGACAAAAAAAGAGAATGAACAAAGTCATATTGATGGGTAGGCTCACAAGAGACCCGAATGTAAGATATACACAGCAGAACGGTTCACAGGAATCCATGTGTGTGGCACGTTATACACTGGCAGTCGACCGGAGAGGTGCAAGAGACGGGCAACAGTCGGCAGATTTTATCTCATGCGTGGCATTTGGGAAAAACGGCGAGTTTGCGGAAAAATATCTGAAACAGGGAACAAAAATTGTTATTACTGGCAGGATTCAGACGGGTTCATACACCAACAGAGACGGGCAAAAGGTATATACGACGGATGTTGTGATTGAGGAACAGGAATTTGCAGAAAGCAAGAGGGCAGCAGGAGAACAGGCAGAAAATGCCGGATATTCAGACGCAGGAGACGGATTCATGAACATTCCGGACGGTATCGACGGCGAATTGCCTTTTATGTAAGCGAAAAGGAGGGTTGTGATAATATGGGAATCTTAAAAGGTATAATTGACCGATTTCGGGCGATGGGAAAAACGGAAAAAGAGATTTCGGGCATTATTGAGACGGCAGCAGACAAAGCGACCGTAAATCCGGATGTCACGAAACCGGAAAAACAGAAAGAACCAGAAATGAAGATTGAAACAACAGCAGAGGTGTTCGTTGAGGCAGTTTTGCAAATGGGAACGACTTTGCAACAGGCAAAAACGGCAATTTTGAAAATGAGCAGTTCAAGAGATGCGGAAAACCGCAAAAACACGAATAACTGGCGTAAAATGCACGGTCTGCCTATGAGAAGAAAGCAGAAAGCGAGGAAAAAGCATGAAAGAGGAAAAGGAGCAGACGGTCATTGAAAAAACCTTGCTATATCTTGAAAATTATCGTGAAATGGAACGATACATCAACGAGGCAGTATCAGAGACCTCTCAAGTGCCGGATATAGGCAAATACAACATATCAGCAGAAAAGGCGTTCTTGCAATCGGTCAGAGAGTGCCGTGCAGAGACGGTCATTCTGTTTGAACACTTGAAAAAGGCTCTTGCATCGCTCAAGGAAGATGCAGAGGCAGCAGGTGAGGGGTACAAATACGACACTCTTGAGGCGGTCTATATAAAGGGCATGTCATACGAGGATATAGTGAGGGAGACAGGATGCGGACGCAACTCACCGAAAAAGTGGTGCAGGGTGATGATTCAGCGGTTGTCAATCAAGTTATTCGGTGCAAAAGCGATTGAAAATGATAAAAACGGAGTGAAAACAGGGTGAAATGAGGGTGAAAACAGGGGTAAAAAGTGGGTGAACAAAAGACAAAATAAACGTGATAATATGTTAGCGTGAACAGTTGAGACGAGCGATTGCAGATGTGCAGTCGCTTTTTTCTTGCCTGTTTGCCCTCCTGTTATATGCGGGTGGGATATACACAGTCATGTGCATAACTGCCCGCCTCTTGTGGATAACACAGCAGGAGAAAGGAAAAACTGGGGAACATGAAAACCGCCTATGAAGAAAACGGAGGCGGTATCAAGGGCGTTGTTGCTGCCGGATGGGAGGGAATCAAAGGATATTATTCAGCAGGATTCACATTCGTTGATAATTTATCCGGAGGGAAACTCTCTGAAATCAAATCAAAATTCTCTGAAAAGACATCGGAAATCAAAACAAAGGTTTCCGAGGGTTGGGAGAATATGAAAACCACCGTCACCACAAAAATGACGGAATGGAAAACCAATGCATCAAACAAACTGAATGAAATAAAAACGAATTTCTCAACAAAGGTTTCAGACATGCAATCGTCGCTGTCATCGTATGGGTGGCGGTAAATCTGTATTTTTGGAAAATTTCTTTTGATTTAGACAGAGAAATTCGGGAAGAAATGAGAGAATACGGGGATTGCTATTCTGACACGGACGAGGCAAAATTCGGGAAACACATAACAAGGTTGACCGGATTCATCATTTCAATTCCTGCTGCGGTGATGTGGTGGTGTACACCTCTAATCGTGGCGGGATTGATGATATATGACAAGATACAAGAAAAGAATCCGGAATTGTGCGGATTCAAAGCAGACGATTTTGACAAGGAGGAAAACAAATGATTTCAAATTGCGGACATGACGAAAACGGAAGATACTCCGGAGGAAAAGCTGGAGACCAAACAGGTACAGAGTGGCAGGTTATAAATTGGTATAGTAGACCGTGGAAATGCGTTCTCCGTCACCCGAACGCAAAAGTGAGAGCGATGATTGCGAGCATGGCAAAGGCAGCAGCAGTCAATAATAAAATCGGATATTGTCAGTCTCACAGAGGTACATTTTGGACGAATCTTGCAGATTCAAATTTCGACCCTGCACAGATTACAGTTGCATGTGAGGCAGACTGTTCATCCGGTGTCGCTGCAATCGTAAAGGGTGCGGGTTACAGACTGGGGATTGACGCACTGAAAAAGGTGAGTACGGCATGTTATACCGGAAACCTGCGAGCAGCACTCAAGGCAGCAGGATTCGAGGTACTGACAGAAAACAAATATCTGACATCGGATGCGTACTTGCTTGCGGGAGATATTCTGTTGAATGATGGTGCTCACACAGCAACAAACCTCACAGACGGTGCAAAGTCATCCGGAGCGGGAGCATCCAACACAACACCAGTCAAGAGCAACACAAAGGTTGATGTTGCACACGGATTCAACAAGAGCCTTGCAGGAACATACAAGGTGACTGCATCCGGATTGAATCTCCGTGCGGGAGCAGGAACAGGAAAATCAATCCTTGCAGTGATGAATCACGACGAGAAAGTCCAGTGCTATGGATATTATAACGATTGCAACGGCGTGAAATGGTTGTATGTGGTTTATAAGAATATCGTCGGTTATGCATCAAGTAAATATTTGAGCAAATAGGAGGGATAATCATGTTATACTATTTAGGCAAAGGAACAGAGTTCAAGAAAGAGGACTGCAAAGAGTACAAGAAACTTGATGCAGCATTAAGGGCAGCAGCAAAGGACGAGAGCCTCATTGTTTGGGATGAAACCGGAAAGGTCATCGGTTCGCTCACAGATGACGTTCCGGAGGGAGCGTTGCAGACAAATCCGGACGGCAGTGTCAACACATACGATGCGGACGGAAACAAGACCGGAACAGTAGACGCAGAGACGCTCAAGGAAATGACAACGGTCAATGACGATGTGAGCGAACTTGCAACCGGAGACAATGAGCAGGAAACACCGCAGGAGAACGCAGAGGACGACGAGAACACCTCAAACGAGGACAAGGCGACAAATCCACAGACCGAACAGGAAAACGGCGAAAATGGGGCGAATACAGAGCCGGACAAGGCAACAGAGGAGCAGCAGGAGGACAAGGTCATCATTCCGCAGGGTAAAATGAGGGTGACAGTCATTTGCGACGGCTCACTCAATATCAGACGTTCGGCAGCGTGGGGCAATGACAACATCTGCGGTCGTGCTATCAGAGGACAGTCATATTATGTGAAAGAGATTCATGTTGTAGACGGAAAGAAGATGGTCAGAACAATCGGCGACCTTTACCTCTCCGGAGAATCCGAGCATGTACAGTTCGAGCAGTTATAAAAAATAAGGACATAAAAAAGAGGACGACATCCATTTCCGGATGTCGTCCTTGTGTTATAATGAATTTATGAATGTGCTTGAAGTTTGGCAATCAATGCATCCTGCAAAACTTTTGAATAATTGATACCGTAATTTTCACATGCAGTATTAAGCCACGCAGGAATGCTCAAAGTTTTCTTGACTGCCTTGTCATTGTATGCACGGGCGTATTCGTCAAGGTTGACACAAATCAAATTGACAAGTGCTGCGTCCTCGTCTTTTTCGACTGCATCAATAGGAGTTGGAGCGGGGAGAACCTCACCATCACGCAAAGATGTGAACAAATACTGACCGCAAGCCTCTTGAGCCATTGCGAAAGCATCCGCAAGATTATCCCCGTATGTTGCTAAATCATTGAGGTCGGGGAATATAACAGAATATTTTCCGTCGTCCTCCGGATAAAAAACAGCAGGATAAATATAATTCATGATAACGCTCCTTTCTTTTAATGGGTGGCAGGTCTCATTTGAGACCCGCCTGTTTGAGTATGGAGTTGACAACCCTTTGAGGAATGTCGCCCCGATGATTTGGGATTGTAACTTTTCCCGTTTTGGTTGGATGCTTGTATTGATGATGTGAACCTCTCACATCTACCAGTTCCCAACCGTCATTGAGGACTATTTTTTCAATTTCTCGAAATCTCAT